CATGCTGCTGCCATGCAGGACTGGTCAGACAGATTTGATGTGATGATCAAGACCAGGAGGCCTATTGTGGAGTCGCCTATGCCTCCCAAGAAGTTTCAGGTGAATGAGAAGACCTTGGCTAATTAGACGTGTCAGGTATCCCAGGACCAAGTGTGAGGAGGCCTGGCCAGGTGGTCCACTGCGTAGGATCGGGAGCGGAAAGGGACAGGCTTCTGTGTACGTATGTAAACGCTGTGGAATCGGCGTAGGAGGCGTTTACTCCCCTGGGTGGACCTGTGAGGCCTGTTCATTCCCACGGACGCGTAAATAGCAGCGTAGAACGCAAGCAAAGGGCATTCTAGGAGGAGGTCACAATGTCAGTTCCAGCAGTTCCCAGTACAACCTGTGAAGTCACCTGGATCGAGAACGGAGTCATAGTCACCGATGGTCTGCCTGCCACGGTGGTGGGATACTTCCATCCCCAAGATGTGGACAACATGGTCCCCATGACCTCGATGTGTACCGCCCACTACAGTCAGATCAATCCCAGGGAGCTGTATGCCGGGATCTGGACTTTTACTACGGTGGCTCCCATCGTGCCCACCTCTCGCATCCCTGATCCCAACACGCAGGCTCCTCCCAGGCTGGAGCCACAGCCTGCCCAGCCATTAGCCTCTACCAGGAAGGCGGAGAGGAAAACCTTTGGGGAGTGGATGGCCCTGGCGTTCTCCAGTACCGTGGTAGGAGTCCTGTGGATTGTAGGACAGCCGTTGAGACTTATTGACCACTTTACCCATAAAGAGGCAGTCAGCTATCCCTGCGACAAGAGTGACCAGGAAGGGAGGATGTGATGGACGACTACTACGACTTGCAAGACTACCAGGAGGACATCTCCGACATCCTGGATGGTGTCCCTGGTCCCAGGCACTCCCTTCGCCCAGGTCAGGACCCCATCTATGGGGGTCTCTACGATCAGTTCGAGACTCCTGACGACATTCCCGCTTGGGAGGAGGAGAACGAGAGGGAATTGGACACCAACTGGGAGGGGTGGTGGGAGTCGGTCCTCTGGGGCGAACATCAGGCGAATCGTTGACCACAAATAATAGCCACCCGGACGCATTTCCAGAAATCCGTCCAGGTGAAAGGTATAGCACTACCTCTTAAGTCCTTTATCAACAACTTAGTAGCATTGTGTACGGGAGCATTCACCTGGACGCTTTAAAACCCCCCTATAGGGAAAGGGGGTCCGTCCAGGTGAAAAGACTTTTTGTCAGACCTTCCATTGAGCAGCATCCTCGGGAAGGTCTGCTTTTTGGAGCCAACGATGGAACTCAGTTCTGAGGGTGGTGAAGTCTAGCTTGACCAGGAATGGGTGGATAGGTTTGCCGCGTTTCAGGACGGGTTCAACGCTGATGATCCCGGCGTTGCGGTTGCTGACGTTCAGCAGGAGGCAGGAGTCAAGGTCACCAGCAATCGAACTGGCCCCCCGGAGAGCGTCCAATTCCTTCTTGTCCGGGTCCTTGTTGAAGTGGTGATTGATGATAGGGGAGAGGTGGTGGGCCCAGGCCAACTTTCCCAGGTTGCACATCAGAGTGTTCATCTGGGATGGATTGTTCTCCTCCAGGCGGTGGAACTTGATAAGGGGATCGAAGCAGACAATTTGCGGCTTTATCTCGTGGAACATACGGTTCATGGCTTCCAGGCCTTCAAGCTTGTCAAGCCTCAAATCAAACTCGCAACTCTCCAGGTAAAAGCCATGGTCCACCTTGGCTCTGTCTTCTGGACTTAGGCTGTTCCAGTAGGGGAGCATGCGGTCCCGGTGATCCTCTTCCCCCAGCTCTTGTTCGATAAGCAGCACTCGCTCCACGGGCGTAATAGGAAAGCGGTCCTCCCTCTGACGGCTGTGGTTGGTGAAGGTGCCGAACAGATATCCACCAGTCAGGCATTGGACCAGGATGGTATTGGCTATGAAACTCTTGTAGGTTTTGGGAGCACCGGCAATGACTAGCTTGCCTCCCTTACGCAGCAGGCCCTCACCGATGATGTGTTCTCCAGGTGGGAAGGTTTTTGAACGAAGTTGACTGAAGGTGATAGGTGGACTGATTGCCATTGTGGAGGCCCCTCCATGGGCCGGAAGTGATACGGAGGGTGCTGGAGACGTATGGAGCCGTCCCCAGCTGGGACCCTCGGCCTTGCACTTCGCGTTGGCCATAGTATGCCCAATAACATGGTTGTCAAGCAACTTTACTTTGGAGGGGGCAATAAAAAGTGCCTGCCGAGTCTAGAGCAGGCACCGAAAGGAGTTGATTCCTATGCCTAGGAGTGTGAGACGAGCGTTGCTTCCGTGGAGGGCCAAGCCAGGGCAGGCCAAGTGCCCTGGCTAAAGGAGAGGCCCTATCACAACAGCCAGTTGAAGCAAGCAAGGCTGAGTGTAGCACTCCCCGTGACCACTTTCTAGTTGTGCAAAAGCTTGTGGAAATGTTGTCCAAAAGGCCAACACTTTGTCCTTGACATCCTTTATGGGTGGGTCTAGAGTTACCATCATTGCCAACACTCCGGAGGTGAAACGCAATGAAGTTAGCGCTAGTAGTGGCTTTGCTGCTATTCTTCTGTCCCCTGACAGTCGCAGATAGTTTCGACTTTCAGGGCTCGGGCAACATAGCTGCTGGGACTGCGACTATATTCGGGCGCATTGCCGCAGGAAGGTTCTGGGGAGTCAGGGACCAGCTGACCCTCATCGAGGACATCACCACTGGCACCATGCAGCACGGCATTCTGGGGAGCATTACAGTCCTCTCGGGGACTCTGATGACTTCCACCTCAGGCTTCTCTTTCATGGGAGGCACAGTAGACGTTGATGGATTGAATGGTAAGGAACTATTCCAGGGGACGTTCACAGGTGGCACCATCTCCATAGTGGGTGGAACTACTTTCCTGAACGCCAATTTTCGGAACGGTGCGGCTGCCGTGATCGAGGACAACCACGGCAATCTTAGCACTCAGGTACTCACTAGCAGAGTATCGACAGTGCCGGAACCGGCCTCCTTGTTGTTGATTGCGACAGGCCTGGTTGCTGTCGGACTGACGCAAAAGTGGGTACGGAGGCAAGCATAAGGGAGGGCCAGAAAAAGGAGCTGGCCACTCATGAAAACTCTAGGTGATCATTTCAGACTAAGTTGTGGGACCAAGGTGAGGCATCCTGACCAGCTCTCCGCGTACCGGGAAGCGCTGAGGATGACCAGGTTGGAGATGAGTCCCATGAATGCCTATCACTGTAGATGCTGTGGTGGGTGGCACGTAGGGAGAACTGGGTACAGAGGTAAGAGGTGGGGGAACCGGGAGCAGCTGTTCCCTCGCAGGAGTTCAGGAAGGTGAGAGGGAGTGCTGCTGTAGGTTCCCTGAACTAGCCTGGGCAGGGCAGAACTTCACCGTGGCTGACCCGTCCAGAACGGCTGGGGGAGGGAACCTACAGGAACATTTTCCACAGAGGACAAACTTATGAAGTTGACTGCAACTGTTGTTGGTATTGAGTCTTCCGTCAAATTCACCGACGAGAAGCAGAGGATAGTTCTGAGGATCAAGGGGGCTGATCCCATCTACCAGGACATCCGCATGCCCGAACCAGAGAACGTCATCGTGTACCTGAACCAGACGGTCGATCTGGAAATCCACTTCACGGAACGCCAGCCATTACAGGCCCAGGAAAACCTCGAAGCTTCGGGCGTGAAGCTCGAAGACTTCAAGTAGGCCTCCGGGTCCACATCAGGAGTGTGGGCCTGGCAGCCCCTTGAGCACCCGGCTCCTCTTTCTCATCTGCGGGAGGAAGACCGGCTCCCAAGCTCAGGGGGCTACCAGACCCATTCCCAATTGGAGGCAACATGGCTCTAAGCCGAAGTGAACTAAGTCGCATTCAGTCAGAGTTGTCGTTGTATATCCAGCAAGTCAACTCCAGCAAACTGACCATCCTCACCAAGCGCACCTATCAGCTGCACGCGGAGAACTTCGTGAAGTGGCTTAACGGTGAGTTCACTCCTGGTGGCACATTGGAAGGCAAATGATTACTACTCAGAGATCACAGTTAGAGACCTATGAGTCCTGTCCTCGCAGGGCTTACTGGAACTATTACTTTGAAGAGAGGGGGATTGAGAGAAGGGCCCTGAGCGTTCCCCTGCTCACCGGCAGCCTCATCCACCAGCCCCTGGCCCATGTCCTCACCCATGTCAAGGAGACCGGCAAGGTTCCCCCTCGCGCCTATATAGAGGAAGCCATCCGCTTAGCCAGGACCCGCTACCTGGAGACCGTGGCCAGCCGGGGGATTCTGCTGGACACTTTTGATGGATCAGACTCCCAGGTTGGACAGGTAGTGCGTATGTCTGATCCCACCTCCCCTGACATAGCCTGGCAGGTCAACGAGCAGTTGGCCCTGATTGAGGCGTTGGTGAAGGGATGGTGCAAGGTAAGGTTACCCAAGCTGCTGGAGGAGTATCGGGTGGTGGATGTGGAGCAGGAACAGCAGGTTGAGCTGGATGAGAGTGGGGTAGTGTTCCTGACCAGGAGAGACGGGTTGCTGGAGCGCTACCAGACTGGAGAGGGATTTGTTCTGAGCTTCAAATCTACTAAGGCAGCAGACCAGACCTGGATAGAGAGCCACCGCTACGACATGCAGACCATGAGTGAGTTTGTGGCTGCTGCCGCTTCCTACCCATCCAGAGTATGCAGAGGAGTGTTGCTGGAAGGGTTGGTCAAGGGAGTCAGGAGTATCAAGTGGCCACCTGATGCTGACCCGGAGCAGAAGAGGCACAACTCCCCTCTCCTCTATCACTGGGTGGAACCAGCTGCCTTGAACTTCCCTGGCGCTGGCACCACCCGATATCCAAGATCTTATTCGGCCAGTGAGTACCGCAAGTGTCCGGCACCTCACCCTTGGAAGTGGGCCAAGGGAGGTCAGTGTCCTGGAGACAGGAACCATAAGCTGGGTGAGGGGTGGAGAAGGGACATGGTGAGTCAGACCTGCGGGATAGATGACTGGTTGGGGTGGTTGGAGACCAATGAGCCTCAGTTGCTCCAGGCCCAGTTCCCTGCTCTGCCTGCCATCATCCGCTCCGACTACGAGATAGCCAGGTGGAAGAGACAGACCATTAAGCAGGCCGAAGAGATGTTCATGGTAGCTGAAGGAGTGAGGCTGGGAGAGTCGATTGACAAGCAGTTTCCCATGTACACCGGCCACCAGAACTGCCTCAGACCCTCGAGGTGCCCTTATCTGGACCTGTGCTGGGGAAGTGCTGATCCCCACGACACCGACCAGTACATACCACGCACCTACAACCATCCTGCAGAAGAGGGGCTGAGGAGGAGACGATGACTGAGGAAGAGAATGCCAAACTACTTGAAGACACTTTGACCAACTTGGACGCGGTCAGGGAGGGGATTGAGAAGCAGACGAGACTTATCCAGGGGGCTTCAGACCTGTTGCACCGGGCCTGGAGGATGATGCCCCATGCCAGGGAGGATGGGGACTCCGCTGACGAAACCTATCGCTGGTACAGGGATACGGAGGCATGGTGGAGGGATGCGGAATGAAACAGTATCAGGTTGTGATCTTCGTTCGGGAAGGCTTTGATCCCAAGTGGGACGACTCGGTGGAGGTGTGGGCAGACTCACTCAGGGAGGCCTACGACCTGATTGTGGAGGCCATCGTCAAGGCCTGTGACGAGAGGAAGCAGGACGCATGAGATGCCCCTTTTGTGATCGGGAGATTGCCAGGGAACCCTGGTGGTTCCCTTATCTAATGTGGACACTGACCATGGCTATTGGGATTGTTGGAGCAATTACAGGATTGGTGTTTGTTATGGGGAGGCCAAGATGACCATACAGGTAACCGACAAGTTGGATGAGTCAGTTGAACAGTTCAGGGACATGCCTGATCACGAGCTGAAGCAGTACATGGAGAAGTACCAAGCTCTGATCATGGCTGAGGATGCCTATATCCGCTATGCCCAGGCCATGATACGCCTGCTGGAGCTGGAGCAGAAGCACAGGAAGATGAGGAACTAAAGGTGGACCTGAATGAGGCTGTGAAGAGGTTGCTGGATGCCTGGGCCGACGTCACCGCTAACGACACTATCGACACCTTGTGGGAGGAGCTGGTGGAGGTTAAGAAAGCCTACTACAACCAGCTGGAGGAGGAGGACTAATGCCGACACTCGAGGTGGATACTCGCATAGCTAACTATGCCTCCTGGTTCGCTGCCATCATCCAGTGCCTGTGCGATGACCAGAGAGGACTGGACGAGGAAGAGATCAAGGTCCTGGTGACTGACTTCATCAGAGTTCAGCAGAAGCTCCAGACCCACAATGGAAACACAGCCATGGCAGTGTGGGTCCTGGTGACCATGCTGGTGGATGATTGGAGAGAGAACCATAAGGAGAAGGTGGTAGTGCAATGACTCTCAAGGATCTTAGTTGGGACGACATCACCAAGATTGCCCAGATAGCCAGGCAGAAGAGGAACTTCATAGAACGGCACTATTGTGTTCCCCCACCAGCAGGTTGTGGTAACAAGGCTGACTATTTCCGTGACGACCTCTCAGCTAAAGAGTATTTGCAGTCTGGGTTGTGTCAGGACTGTCAGGACAAGTTTTTCAATTCCCAGGAGGAAGAGTGAGCCAACCTTATAGAGCATTCAAGGCAGACCTGATTTACGGAGCTACCGGCACTTACAAGACTTCTCAAATAGGCCATGTGGCCCAGTGGTTCTGGGAGAAACATGGGCTCAAAACTAGGCTGATCTCGGCTGATGGTGGAGGGTGGGACCCGCTGCAGGCCTTGATCGACCAAGGCATCATCGAGGCCTGGCCCATCACCCTCTGGCCCCACCGCATCGAGGCTATAGACCTGGCCTGCCAGGGTTACTGGCCGGTTGACCTGCACGATCCCTCCAAGGGCTACCACAAGCCGGTAGAGATCTCCGTGGACAAGATTGGACTGGTGGCCATCGAGGGGCTGACCTCAATTGGCAGCCACATCATGTCTGCTTTGAAGACGCCAAATGTCACCTTGAGCCAGGACCCCAGCTACGTCCTGACCGACGGCAGCACCAAGTATGCCGGAGGCAGTATGGCTGCCTATGGATTCGTGCAGGACAGGGCGTATGACTTTGTGATGAAGAGTCACATGATTCCCTATGTGAAGAAGGTGTTGTGGACGGCTCTGGAAGGGAGAGGAGAGGAGGAGGGGACCAGGATTCCGGTGTTTGGTCCCAACATTGAGGGTAAGAAGGCCATTGGTAAGGCTGGCCAGTGGTTTGGGAACATGATCCACATGGAAGCGGTGGGCACTACTACCCAGGATGAGAAGACTAAGCAGTTGGAGGTATCGACCGACGTGTGGATGTACCTCCGACCTCACGCCGACCCTAATAGCAAGATAGTATTCCCTGCCAAGATCCGGGTGCCCTTCCAGATGGTGGCCGACATCCCCGACCGGGTCTGCCTGCCCTTTCGCAAGACCACCCCTAACCTGGCCACCGTCTACCAAGCGATTGAGGAGTTGCAGAAGAGGGCCGCTAAGCAGTTTGACCAACACATAAAAGAGACTACTGGAGTAACCATTTAACTTAGAAAGGAGAGTATGTAGTGACTACTAACATCAATGAACTTAACTTAGATCCAGAGGGCATTCCAGACATAGACTTTGATGCCCCGGAGGCGGGCAGCTTTCCGCCTCAACTAGTTCCAGGGACCTATGACTTCACCTTCAGGCTGGCGGAAGATCCCTGGACCACCATGGAGAACAACGGTCACAAGTATATGCAGGTGAACTATGAGGCTGTGGCCCTGGATGGTCAGAACCAGGAGGTGACTCTGAAGTTCCAGAGAGCGTCCACCTTCCTGACCGACAAGATGCGCAACGCCCACATGAACCATGCCGTGGGGGAGTTGCTGAGGTCCCTGGCTGTGCGCTTGGAAGGAAAGCTGGACAAGGGACGCATTGCTGATGCCTTCCTGGAGGCTTCCGCCCAAGGACGTCACTTCAAGGGGCGGGTGGAGTGGAGGAGATACTGCAAGGCCTGTGAGAAGACTATGTCCACTTCACCTCGTAGGAGTAAAGGCGAGATGGATTGGCCGAAGCAGGAGAGTGGCAAGTATGAGTTGGCCATAAAGTGTCCAGGATGCGGGGAGAAGGGCTATGGTACTGCCCAGATCAACCGTTTCCTCCTGCCCGAGTCCAATGGTCAGCCCAACCAGTCCCAGCAGGTGGTCTCGGCTGTCGAAGTGAGGGAACTAGCATGACTCCCGAGCAGATTCGTTCAGAGTTTGGCAACGAGATTCACGATGTCATGGTCAGAGTTATGGCTGAGGTGGCAGCTCAGTTAGCGGAGATGAACCAGGAGCTGCGCAAGGAGTCGTTGGGTGCCGAAATACCCTACCCTCCCCAGGCCGCCAAGAAACGATGAGTCCTACTACCAATCTCGTGGGAGTGCGCTATAGTCTGGCCGACTATGTTGCCCTGGAGATGCTGGAGCTGAAGGGGGCTGCGGCAACTCTGGGGACCATCATGGCTCTCTTGGAGAGACGCGGCCACCACGTAGGCAAGGCTAACGTGGTCAAGGCTATGCTCAGGGACACTCGCCGCTTCCGCAAGCTGGACCGCAACCAGTACCAGTTGGTGTTGAATGGAGAGGACCCATGAATCCGAAGTTAGAGGAGTTGGTCAAGCGGTGGGCGGAAATCCTCTTCCGAGAGTCCCCAATTCAGAAAGCACTTAAGCAGCGTTACCCGGAGGATGAGACTGACCAGGAGTGGTCTTTCGAGGGGAACTATAAGAAGAAGGAGGAGCCATGATCCTGGGACCTGTGAATGACCCTGACCTAGCAATCAAGGCCATTGAACAGTTGATGGAGTGCCTGGAACAGAAGGATGCTCTTATCAAAAGGGCCGCCGACCTGCTACACCTGGGCCACAATCCGGCTTGGCAATGGATCGAAGGACGCAAACGGTGGCTCATTGATGCTGGGATGAGCCTGGAGGACAAGTGAGTCGAGGCAAAGTAGTGTCGATGCTACTGTTCGTATTTGTGTCAGGACCTATCTGGTACTTTCTGTTGTACTCGATCCTGAAGGCTATCCATCCAGATAGGTTGGTGTGGTTTCTGTACATAGTCTATGTGCCGGTGGGCATACTCAATTCGATCATAGGCCTAGCTGCGGAGGACAAGAAATGAGTATGTGTCCCAACTGCTTGGAGGAGTCGTGTCCAGGAGTTTATGACCGGGATGGAGTCCTGCGGAATTGCCGCCTTCAGGATCAATCGTCTGAAGATGTCCTCGATAACATAAGCCGGGAGAACAAAGATCTGCGGGATCTGGTGCGCCGGGCCGCCGAGCTGCTGCTCGCACCGGATTATCCTGTGTCTCCTGAACAATATGAGCAAGTCAAGCAATGGCTCAGGGATGCCGGGATGGAGGAGAAGTGAAGGACACTAGACTCGAAGATGCCTTAGAGCAACTTTGCCCCGGAGTGCGACGCAGAACCTTGAGAACCGCCAGCTTTATTCTTCCGCCTAAAATGACAACTGACGAGGCCGACGATCCTGAGAATGTAAAAGACAATCTCATCATCCGGGCCGCCGAGCTGCTGACCCGCTACATCACGGTTGCGCCCCCTGAATATCACCAGGACTTGAGGAAGTGGTTGCAGGATGCTGGACTGGATGAGGTGAAGAAATGAACCAACAGGATGATGAGGTCCTGGCAGCGGAGAAAGCCTATGCCACCATTTCCGAGTATGCCTTGATCATTAAGGAGCAGTATGCTCTCCTCCAGCAGGCTGCCGAGCTTCTCAAACATCCTGTAGGGCTGTGGCCCAAGGGTAGAGCCAACTGGTACGGAAAGCGGGACCGTTGGCTGGAACTTGTCAAGATGGAGGGGAAATGAGCTTGCTGGTTTGCCGAGACCGGGGGAATGGCTATGCCGACATGTTGATTGTGCTGGATGATGAGTCCATGGCTAGGATTAAGCAGCACGACCCTTTCGAGGTGCAGTGGATACTGCTTCCAGTTGCCTATTCCAGTCACCGGCCTGGGACCATTGGGGTGGTGTGGGCCAGCAACCAGGAGCAGGCAGTAATCACCACCATGCTCCATCAGGGCAGAGATAGGGAGGCCATGGAGTATGCCACCAGAGGCTTCAAGTATCGGCCAGAACTAGGGGACCATGATCGAGGACCGGAGAAGATCAAATGAGCAAAACAAGTGACGAGGAGTTGAAGGTGATGACCGAGCAAGTGGCCTGCATGCGGTTGCTGGCCGAGCGTCTCAAGGAGTTGACTCAGACCCTCAGGGACATAGATGTAATGCTGAAGAATCCTACCTGGGTAAGTTACCCACCCCATATGGCTCAAAAATAAACTTTGGAAGGAGGAGTCTATGATAGATGTAAGTAGGAAGTTACAGGCTGCTAGTCTAGTTTGCTTGATGGTAGCCTCAACCTTGGCCGCCATTCCCCCCACAATCCAAGCCAAGGCCATTATGGATGCCGCCAACCTGACAGTGCCAGGGAACTACGCGAATCTACAGGAGTTGGCCAAGCTGCTACACAATGCTGCCGTCGCCTATAAGTCCATGGCCGAATCCAACCGTCAGGATGGGACCCTGGCCAAGTGGGACACCACTTTCCGGGAGCACAGGGCTGCCCTCCTGGCTCCTCCCACCTCAGCGAAGTTGCATCAGCTCTACACTCGGGCAGTGGCTAAGGGATACAAGGGAACCTATGATGACTTCACCAAGTACGTTAGGAGAGTTGGACTGGCCGGGCGGGAGAAGGCCTATTCAACCGGCACCCACCTGGGACTCTACCGGGTGATGTTGAACGCAGCAGCAGGCTTCCAGAAAGCTGCCGATGGCATAAACTCCTCGCTGGCCTCCGCCCACCCAACCGTCCATCTGTCCTATGTAGGGATTCGCTACCATCCCCTCTTGATCCAGGACCCCTTCTGCTCGGCCATTGACTGGGGATTGACCTTTCTGATGGTGACTTCGGCCTTCACCCCCAACATGATCCTGGCCCCCTTCTGGGGAGCGGCTGGACTGATCTGGTTTGGGGTGGCCAGACCGGAATCGGGATGCTGACATGAAGAATATTCTTACCAGGGAGATGACCAAGGGGTGGCACTTGGCTTGGGCCATCACCTACTTGACTATCTATGTGGCTATGTTCGGCTCCGGCTACCTGCAGGAACATGTGGTGTGGCTGGGACAGCAGGTGCTGGCCTTCGGAGCAGGTAGCGTGGTGACTGGAGTCGCTGTCCGGCTGTGGGGATCAAAGAGTTAGGCTGTGAGTAAGTCTGTGGATAAGTTGTGCAGGAAAAACGCCAGGAGTGGCTGTCAAGTAGCGAAAGTCGCTCCTGGCCTCAGTAACTTGGAAGCAATTTGAGGGCCAAAGGGGCGAAAGTCTCCTAAGTGGCTTGTTACAATAGACATGTAGGTTGAAGGAGCCTACATGACTATGAAGCAGACTAAGAAGCAGGCTTACAGTGTAGTTCGTTACTGGCATCCCCGCAAGGGAGGGTGGTATCACGCTCTGCTCCTCAAGAAGGGACGTAAGTGGGCCCTGGTAGAGGACATGGGTACAAAGCGACTCCATCACCGGGTGCTAGTGAAGAATGTACAACCGTCCGACATAATCAGTTTGTTCGAGCAAGGTAGATGATTAACGCTGGTCCAGTGTGCTCAGGCTGTCCCCAACTGCCCTTCGGCGAGAGAAGGGTGGAGTCGGATGGCCTGGGCACCTCCGGCATCCTGCTGGTGGGCGAGAGCCCCTGGACGGATGAGGTCCGGGAAGGTCGTCCGTTCGCTGGCGCGGCTGGAGCCTTCCTGGACCGCTGCCTCCACAGACTAGGTCTGGATCGACACCAGCTGCTCATCTCCAATGCGGTGTGGTGCAAGCCCAGGAGGTTGGGATGGTATGACCGACTCGATCGTCCGATTGACCAGGAGGCGGCAGCGGCGTTTGCCCACTGCCGACCCCATCTCGATGGGCTTATTGATAGGTGTGCTCCTAGAGTCATTGTGGCTATGGGCAACGTGGCGCTTCAGCGGCTTGTGGGTGCTCGTGGTCTGGATGAGCGTCACAGCTATGTGTGTGACAGTCCTTACGGCGTGCCGGTTGTGCCTACATTTCATCCGTCGTTCATTATGCAGGGACAGCAGAAACTCACCGGCCCCTTCTGCTTCGCCCTGCGCCGAGCCCAGGAAGTAGCTCAGGGTAAGTGGCAGAGGATACCTGTTAGTTACATACTAGATGACTATGTAAGTATGTGTGAGTACTTGGATAGACCAATAGACTTACTAAGTGTAGACATAGAGACCCCTGAGTCAGCCAAGTTGAGTGAAGAGACCATAGATGAAGAAGACCAGAGCTATACCATCGTCCGTGCCAGTTGCAGCCATACTGCAGGATCTGGCGTCAGCTTCCCCTGGCTGGAGCCATACATCTCGAAGTTTCGACAGTCTGTTGCCCAGGTCCCGACCGTGGTCATGCACAACCAGAACTACGACAAGCCGAGACTTGAGGTCCAAGGCTTTGAGTTCCGGGAAGTACACGACTCCATGTGGGCATGGCACTTCCTCCAGTCAGACCTCCCCAAGGGCTTGGGGTTTGTTGCGCCTTTTTACTTTGATGGGCTCCCCTGGAAACACCTTCACTCGGCACAGCCTGCTTTTTACAGTGCGGTCGATGCGGACGCTACCCTCAGGCTGTATCTGGGAGTTAAGACTGACCTTCAGAAACAAGGCAGATGGGATCGCTGGAGAAGGCACTGTGTGGCTGCCTTGCCCCTTTTGCAGACCATGGGACGCACGGGAATCCTGGTCGACCGGCTTGAACAAAGTCGGTTCAAGGAAAAACTTGAAGGGGAGTACCAGGAGGCCTATGAGAGGCTCCAGGGGGAAGTCCCGGAAGCGGTCAGGCCACGCCGCAGGTTCAAGAAAGCCAGAGAGGGTACCAGGCCGGTTGAAGTTGAGTGCCCGCTCTGCACGAAGGAGGTAGAGGTATGAGGAAAGTTGATCCAGAAGCCAGAGTTGTAGATTACTTTGCAACCGCTCCACTCGCAGCAGCCGAGGCAGTTTTGAACGTGGTCAAGGAGATGCTCAAGGCACGCCAGCAAGCAGATGGAGACAATGCCCACCAGGTTGTAGCCAGGTCCAGGCGCAATCGTAAGCAGAAGGAGCTGTTCCAGGAGGCCGAGCAGCCGGTCCATCCCCAATGATGAAGGCACAGGAGTTTCACAAGGAGTGGGTGAGGGAACACTATCCACCAGAGAACTGGGGACCGGAGACTGATGTGGAGTGGTTTGAGTTTGCCGAGGACTATGCTGTGGCCTACTCCAATGACCTCTTCCAGGTACATGCCAAACTCATGCAGAAGCAGGCAGCCCTCATTACCCGTCTGAACGAGGTATTCGAGGAGTTTGGAGATATGGGAGCAACCAAGTGACCTATGAAGCTCAGCCCAGCAAGGGAGAGTTGGCCAGGGTCATCCACAGCCAGCAGGCCCTCATCCGCAGAGCTGCTGAGTTGCTGCGTCTTGGGTCAAGTCCAGCCTGGCAGTGGCTCCAGGGACGCAACGATTGGCTGGATGAGGTCAAGAGGTTGGGACTACAGGATAGGGGGCCAGGTGAATGAATGTCTTAGATGAGGCTCTGTTGATGAATGCCCTGAACCTGGCCGACCACCACCGCAAGCACTGTGACGGAGCGGAGTGCAACGTCAACCTGTGGATGTTGTGGGAGCTGCTCAGGAGGGCTGGGATAGAGGTTCCCAAAGAGGTGGAGAGGAGATTCGTTTGACCTGTAAGAAGTGTGGAGACACGGGCAAGGTCACGGAGTATGAGCAGCTCTTGGAGTTCAATCCTGCCAGCTGGAGACAGAAGCTCGACTTGGTGAGGCACTACAAGCTCAAAGTCCCCAGGAAGCGTAAAACTGGGGATGAGACTAGTGACGGCAAGCACCTGGAAAGGTTTGCCAAAAAGTTTCCGGTGTTTCAGACCATTCTGGAATGTCAACGCCGGGAGAAGATGATCAGTACCTACATCTGGAAGCTGAGAGGTGATGGCCGTGTGGGCACGACTTATGGCTTCAATCCGTCGACGTGGCGCAAGAGTTCTAGGCAGGTTAATCTGCAGAACATCCCGGCAAGAAATGACCTGGCCCGACTCTTCCGGCGCATGCTGGTGGCTGCCCCTGGTCATGTCCTCCTCGAAGCAGACAGTTCCGCTATTGAGGCAGTACTTGTTGGGTTCTGTGCCGGAGACCCAGACTACATACGACTGGCTAAGCTGGGAATTCACGATTTCGTGGGACTCCACTGGACGGGCCAGAGCGTCAACCTTGGTCTGGACGATGCCACCCTCAAGGTTGAGTTCCACGAGTTCAAGCACGACTACCCGGAGATCAGGGAAGCAGCCAAAAGGGGAGTCCACGGATCGAACTACCTCCTGAGTCACTTTGGATTACATGATGAGTACCCGGAGTACTTTCCCACCAGGAAGAAGGCCAAGGAGTTCCAGGAGTTCTACTTTGGACTATTTCCCAAGTTGAGACAGTGGCAGCAGGCAACCATAGACCGGGCCCACTTGGAGACCTACCTGGACAATCACTTCCAGTACAGGCACTACTTCTTCTCTGTGTACAACCGGAAGAGGACAACTCCAGCTGAACAGCAGCTTACTGGGGAGAAGTGGAAGTGGGTGCATGGGGAGGATGCCAAGCGGGCTGTGGCCTTCGTCCCCTCCAGTGATGCCTCGGCCATGCAGACCGAGTACCTGTTGGAGCTAGTCGAGCACCGGGCAGTAGCTGCTGGTCTCAGGAACCTGGTTCATGATTCGTTTTGGATAGAGGTTCCAGAGAATGACGTAGACCAGGTTGCCCGCCAAGTTCAGCAAACCATGACCAAGCCATTCCCGGAGCTTGGAGGCCTGTCAGTGGGAGTTGAGCTGAAGGTTGGCCCCAACCTGGGAGAGATGCAGCCACTTACTTAGTAGCAGTCTTATGCCGCCTGAACCAGCTCCAGATTCCCCAGATAATGGCTACGATCAACCCACCCAGGCCTTCGTTCTCCATGACATGAGTCCAGTCACAAGTTCCTTGTAGCATCATTGTTCGTTCTCCATTTGTGAGTCTTCCCAGACCACTCCCCTCTTCTTGCGGCGGATGAAGGAGCGCCGGAACAGTCTAAAGTGTCCGCCACCCATAGGTTCAAAGGTGAATAGGGATTGTGGATAGATGGTTACTGTAGCAGAAGCTGAGGCTGTGGGGTCCTCGATGCTGGTAGCGGTGATGGTGGCCTGGATGGTGCTGCCGACTGAAGGAGAGGTCCAGAAGCCGGTCTGGTCGATGGTGCCCTCTGAGGCGGTCCAGACTACGCCTGTGTCGATGCCGGGAGCGCCAGTCACGGTGGCAGAGAATTGCTTGGTCTCTTCCGAGACTACGGTGGCCACGGGAGGGAAGATGGAGACCTCGACCGGCTGGGGAGGGGCAAGGGACTTGGGCGTAAGCAGCAGGGAGAGTTTGGTGGGAGCGGTCCACGTACCAGAGAAGCCAGGGGTTGACCAGGTCAGGGAAACTTGATGTAGACCAGACATGAAGACTGCATCTTGAATGACCAGAGAACTATTAGGGGAATTAATGAAGAAGACTCTGTTGGCATCTGGCAACTCTAAGCTCTGTCCAGTACCGGAGAAAAAACTGAACAAGCCCACCCCTACAGATCCAGAGACGGTGACGTCGAAGAAGTCAGTCTGGCCAGGAGCCAGTGCCGGGCTGATGTCCAGCTGTTCAGCAATCACCGGATAGGGGATGACGGCAGCTACTCCCCGATAAGCCTGGAACACTCCAACTAGAGAACCAGTCACGCCGGTTCGGGAGATGGTTATGGTGCCGGTGGCAGCTACTGCGTGGGTCACTGCCCAGAGCTGAGCATTCTGGCCACCCACGTAGGAACTGATGTGAGTCCAGGACTGAAGGCCGGGACCGGAGACGGCTACAGGTAAGGTGATGCTGCCACTGGTGCCAGGCTGTACTCCTAGCACCAGGACATCCCCTGCATTGACTGTCACTGCTGCAGGAAGTGTCAGCACGTCGCCAGTGTTAATGGCGTCTGCCCTGTCGGTGCCAGGTACAGGCACAATGACTTCGTGGGTGGGGAACAGGACATTGACTGTAGCTACAGCTTCTACTGTGGGATCGGCTACGCTCCTGGCGATGACTGTGCCTGCAGTGGGCGAGACTAGAGGAGCAGTGAAGAGGCCGTTGGAGTCGATGGAACCGACGGAGGCTGTCCAGATGACTCGCTGGTCGGAGGTCCCGGTGACCGTGGCCGAGAATTGCTGAGTTCCTCCTGGGATCACGTCGGCTGAGGTGGGAGAGATGGAGACCTGGATGAGTCTGGGTTCCAGCAACACCGCAATTCGCGAATGTTGGGGAGTGCCGGTTGTGTGCGACCAAGACAGAGAAATGAAGTACTGGCCGGGAGTTTGGAACAGGCTGTCTTGAAGTGCAATTGATTGAGCCGAACCGATACTAGCAATACGGGGAGCAACAAAACTCAGACCTACACCAGTACCAAATGCCCAGGCAAATCCGGCAACTCCTACCGAGCCTGGCACAGTAGAGTCGATTTCTACAATGGAAGAGGGAGCTAAGGCTGGGTTAGCGCCTTGAACGGTCTGTACCACGGGCTGTGGAATGGCATTGGCCACTCCGGTGTAGACCTGCGCGACGGCAAGAATGAACTGAGCTGCGGTGCGGGTGATTGAGATGTTGCCTGAGGCGGCAGTGGCATTGACCAGCACATACATACGGGCGTTGTAGTTGGCTGGAGTAGTTACGGTAACTTGTCCAAAGTCCTGCCAGTTCTGCGTTCCTGGTCCGGTGACTGTGACCGGGTCCAGGGTGCTAGGGGTGGTGCCGGGGTGGAAGAAAAGGACAACCGCATCACCAGCGTTCAACGTGATCGGGAGCGTGAGGGTGGCGACTGCACCACTATTACCTAACACCGATCGAACAGGCACTATAGCTACGTGGCCTGGAGGTGGAGGGACCGGCTGCAAAATTATCAAAGCCCGAACGTAACTGCCGACCGTCGCGGACCAAACCAGTGTGCAGGTCTGTCCCGGACCAGTATCCTGAAATACCTGGTCTTTAATCGCCATCGACTGTCCGGTGGCTAGGTGTTGGGCGCGGATGCCTACAAAGCTGAGAAATTGAGCGGTGCCCGCATTCCAGTTCGACATGACCACGCCCACAGAACCAGGAACCGTAACGTCGAACACACCAACCTGCGGGTTGTCGGTGGTTACTTCCTGGATTAGTTCTGTGGTGCTGGTGCTTACGACTCCGGTATAAATCTGAGCTAGAACTAAGATGTACTGCGCTCCGGCCCGGCTGACAGTGATGTTTCCAGAGGCAGCATTGGCAGACCTGCAGATGAAGTATTGAGGCTGCAAAACTCCTGGTCCAACTGTTATCTGACCCAGATATTCCCAAGTCTGCGTACCTGGACCAATAACGTTAAAGGGAGCGAGCGGGGTTGTTCCTGGAGTAGCGGTCTGTACTAGTAAAACTATCGTATCCCCATCGGCTACAGTTAGGGGAAGATTACTAGCGCCTGCAGCGCCACTAGTTCCGCTAGTTGCTCCAAAGCCTATCAAGTTAGAACAGCCTTTCTAGAGACATAAACCCATAAGTGTTAGCCAATGGGTTTTGGGTTGTATTCGTACATGGTGTGCTGGTTACAGAAAACCTCACAGGGACGGTGCCATTCACTGAGAATACATACTGGGATTGGTCTTTATTCAGGGTATTGGAAGTGATGTCTAAAGGGGAAGAGAAGAGGTTGACCGTCCTGGTTGTCTCATCGTCTGTATATGTGACTTTGGGCATGATTGTTCCGCCAACACAGTTCCCGTAATGGGTCGCGTGGAACGATACGCTTATACGGTAAAGACCCTCTTGACAGTAGGTTATTGCACATATATCGGATACTGGTAAGCCTGGCTCGTAGACTACCAGCTTCCTGAAAGCTACCAGCCTGGGCAGGGCTGCGGGGGGCCTGATTACAGCATTCGACCTCAACTCCACGGCGTTGGTGGCTACTTGCATCGAGGCTCCCAAGTTTCCCAGTCCGCAGGTTGCGGCCCCAGCGGCTGTCGCGGTGTAGCCGCACATTCTAAAACTGAGCGGATTTGAACCACCAGTTATAGCTCCCGTCCCCAGTTGGGTTCCGGGACTCATAGTTGCGCCTGCACCAATCTGTGCCCGGCTAGAAAACATACCAAGCATGACGTTGGTTGGCTCTTGCAGAGTTACGCCGAGACTGGCTGTGGTGGAGGAGGTGGTGGGGTTGACATCATGCCAGTTACCGATTGCTGATACTCCTTGGTACGAAACCACACACGCCGCACCCGTGATGGTCCCTTGGCTAGCGCCAACTACGGTGACTGAATTAGTTGGCTGAGCCGAGCCCGGAGGATCGGAGTAGAACACCTGACGTGTGGGGTTGTTGGTGATGGCTCCCAAGCTAAGCATCACGCCTTCGTAGATGTTGCCTGCGGTGTCGCTTGGTATGAAAATAGTCGCAGCATTGGTTGCCGTAAAGATCACAATCGTATCCCCAGCTGCTGCATGAAAGGGGAAGACTATAGAAGTAGCGCCCCCGCTCGGTGTCTCAGCACACATCATAGGTTGAGAAGGTACGAGGGGGATGGGGATGGGAGGAGCTATCTGATCTCTGACCCAGTTCGTGGTAGGGACTTTGTTGGAACGGTCATCGAGGGGTGGATCAATGGTGGTGGTTGAAGTGCCGGTGGAGGATTGTATCGAGGGAGTCATTACTGGACCGGCAGAGATTATTCCTCCCGTGCCACCATACGTTAAGTAGGTCCCATCATCATCAAGCTGCGAAATCGCCAGGGTGCTGGAAGGATTTGGAGCGGTAAATTTGGGAATGAAGCCGTTGCTACCTGTACCTGTTACTCCTCGATTGGCCATCACGAAGGCGGTGGTTGCCAGCTGAGTAGTGTTGGTGCCTGGAGCTGCGGTGGGAGCGGTTGGAGTTCCGGTGAAGGGTGGACTGGCTAGTTGGGCTCGCACGAAGGCGGTGGTTGCTAGTTGAGTAGTGTTGGTGGTGGTGGGGGCTGTTGGTGCTGTGGGCGTACCTGTAAACGCAGGAGAGGTGAACGCCGACGTCCTAACCCAGGCTGTAGTAGCAATGAGAGTTGAATTATCAGCGGCTGGAGGTGTGGTAGTGTTAACTCCTGCTGCTCCGGCAGGCCAAGGCCTCAACGTAGCTGTCGAAACACCTCCTCCAACAGATATACCATCTGTGCCGCCGTAAGTTAACATAGCCCCGTCATCATCGAGATGTGAATTCCCCAAAGTACTGGCAGCGGTGAATATGGGGATGATGCCAGCAGTGCCTGTACCACCTATTCCTCGGTTAGCTGCCACGTATTGCTGAACATAATTCGTGTTGGCAATGCGTTGAGAGGGGGCGTCAGTGATGGCTGGAGCGGGAACGTTAGGAGTGCCGGTGAAGGTTGGCGAGGCCAGGGGTGCGTAGCCCAGGGATTTGACGAAGGCAGTAGTAGCTAGTTGAGTTGAGTTGGCTGTGGTGGCAGCTGTGGGGGCAGTAGGAGTGCCGAGAAAGTTGGGTGAGGTGATGGGGGCGTAGAAGGCGGCATAGTCGGCGGCGTCTGCTGTGACAGATCCTGAGCGTCCGAAGACAGAAGCCACGTTGCCAGTGCCAAAGTTTTTCGACATGACCCACGCGGTGGTGGCAATTGAGGTTGAGTTGTCGGCGGTGGCTGGAGTGGGAGCGGTGGGGTTGCCCAGCATGGCCGCGTTGGTGATGGGAAGGTAGTAGGAGGCGTAGTCGGCTGAGTTGGCGGTGATGCTTCCGGTGCGTCCGAAGACTGATGAGACTGGCACGGCACTGGGTGAGCCTCCAACTATGGAGGTGCCGTTGAAGGTTAGGACTTGACCTGCGGTTGGAGCTGGAGTTCCGATGGGGATGATGGTTTCGGGAGTGCCGGGGAAGATCAGGCCGGTGGCGTTGCCTCCTCCGGTTGGAGTGGTGAAGCCTTGAGCACGAACCCATGCCGTAGTGGCAATAGAGGTTGAACTGTCTCCCGTCCCGACTGTGGGAGCAGTTGGCGTCCCGGTGAGATGGGCGTTGTTGATGGGAGGATAGAAGGCGGCATAGTCACCGGATTGGGCGGCAACCTGGCCGGTGCGGGTGAAGACGGAAGTCACGCCACTCTGCGGGATCGAGATCCAGTTGGGAGTTGCAGCAGTCGATCCGCTGTTGCCCAACATCGTGCCTGCCGGAGCTTGAGTCATGGTGAATGTGACCGAAGGGGTGGTGGTGGCGGTGGCAACGTTGGTTGTGAAGAGAGGTGACAGGCCGCTTACGGATAAGTTGGTGAGTGTTCCGTTGATACTGATGGGAGCGAAGAAGGTGCTGTAGTCGGAGGCTTCTGGAGTGATGGCTCCGGTGCGGGTGTTGAAGCTGGTGACGCCTCCAGGAGATTGGTTGGCCAGGACAAAGGCTGTGGTGGCGAGTTGAGTAGTGTTGGTGCCTAGGGGAGCGGTGGGGGCCGTGGGTGTTCCGGTGAATGCGGGGCTGGCCAGGAGGGCTCCCCGGTTAGCGATGACAAAAGCTGTGGTAGCGAGTTGAGTGGTGTTGGTGCCCGCACCTGCTGTAGGGGCCGTGGGAACACCAGTGAATGCCGGACCTACCAGGGGAGCTGCGCCTGTGATCTGGGAGACGGTATAGTCACCTGCCTGGGCAGTTATGTCTCCGGTCCTGCCAAAAACTGAGTGGACGGCTGCGGCACCAACAGGGGCAAAGAATTCGGCGTAGTCTGAAGCCTGTGGGATCACAGGGCCTGTTCTGCCTGCGAAGCTGGTGACTCCAGGAACGCCGCAAGTTCCCCCTACTATGTTTGTGCCGCTGACCTGCAGGCAGTTTCCCTGGAGGAGGCCGGTGTTCTGCAGGAATAGGTTGTTGGTGCCGAAGTGCAGGGAGTTGACCCAGAAGTTGCCGCTGCTGAAGCTGACGTCACCGCCAGGAGTGAAGAAGTGGGGAATAGTTTGAGACAGAGTATTGTTGCCGAAGATAGTGCCGCCAGGTGCAAGGGGTGGGTTCCAGCCACCTGCTCCACCTGCTAGGGTGGGCATGACAGCAGTGATTTGAGTGGAGATGTCTTGAGTAGAACCTGCGATGGTGAGGACGAGGGAGTTCAGGGAGTTACAGTAGCGGCCACTCTGATCGCAGAAGTGGAATGCCCAGCCCGAGGGCTGGGGGAAGATGGCGTTGTTGGCGGGCAGACGGATGGAGAAGTTGCCCATTCCGTCACAGCGGATGCCAGCAAAGTTCTGCTGGAAGACGCTGCCCTGGAACAGGTAGGGGCCGGGCTCGGTGGACTGACCTATGAAGTTAACGTTGTAGGTGCAGTTGGTGTAGGTGTTGCCCACCGAGTCCCTGACTACGCCTGAAACTGTGGTGTGGGCCTGGCCGAGGGCTGCCCCGGACAGGAGCAGCAGGGCGAAGACTAGATTCGTCAACCATCTCACCGTCTACCTCCACCACGACGCTTCCTACGCCGGGCAATTTTGCGCATGTTCTCCGCGAAGATAGCACGCTTGGCCTGGAGGCCTCCCTTGGCCTTAGCCCTGGCAATCTTCTTGGGAGTGGCTGCTCCAAATGCTCCGACAGTTCCCTTCTCCTCCATCCGGGCGACAGCTTTCTGGATGAACTTGCGGGACCGTTTCTTCTTGGCCATACCTACCTCCGTCGCGCTCTGGCAGCTCTACGCGATGCAGGGACTAATACTTTTCGTCTACGTCCTCTACGTGCCATGCGACCTCCTTTCTTCCCCCTCTTGTGCTGGGGGAGACGTTTAAGGTTGGGAGTTTCGTGGGCCCACCTCTCGGCGGTGCCCGCAGGCAGCTCTCCCCTGGCCTCCTTGGCAAAGAACAGTCGTTGCTGAGCTTTACTCTGATACGGCATAGTTTCCTGGTGGTGGAGGCTGTCCGGGAATGCCGAAGGCGTGGAGCTGCCTTGTGGCCGGGGCCGGAGTCGGAGGTGGTACCTCTTCTGGTGCCGGAGGCAGAGCTTGAGCTTGTCTAGGTTGATTGAGGTAACGAGAGATCACAGCCCGAACATAGGGCAAAGCCTTTGGCGGAATGCCTCCATACTTGTCTACTTCGCCTGGACCGGCGTTGTAAGCAGCCAGGGCAAGAGCCATGTTGCCGTGGTAGCGGTCGAGCATCTGGCGGAAGTAACGAGCGCCTCCTGGGATGTTCTGCCGGGGATCGAAGGGATCGGTGACACCTAAGCCCTTGGCCGTTCCAGGCATCAGCTGCATGTAGCCCATGGCTCCCTTAGGAGACACTGCCATGGGATCACCCTTGGGATCTTCTATGCCCATTATGCTGCTGACCATACGGGGATCGAGGCCAGTGGAGGCAGCAGCTTGGTTGACTAGTTGGTTGAGTTCCTCCGGCGAGAGCCTGGCTCTCTTCTGGTCGGGACCTACCAGAGGAGCTGGGATGCGGAATCCTGGAGCCCCTGCCCCTGCTCCTACAGCGGCAGATCCATAGGTTAGTGGACGCAGGTAAGGAGTTATCCGGCCTGGGACTCCAGGCAGACTGCGTCCAGCTCCCCGTCTCAGTGCTATGTCGGCCAACCTGCTTCCAATTGGGGGGCCGCCAAACCAGCCCAGACGTTCACCTGCATAGCTCAGACCTGCTCCCATACCTCCCAGACCAGCTCCAACCAACTCTCCAGGCATCCGCCCAATTTGGTAACCTATACCTCCACCAATGACTGGACCCATGATCCTGCCTGCAAATCCAGCAGCCTTCCTGTACTTATCGGCCAGCGAATATTCACGATTGGAAGCGTCGTAGATGCGTTGCAGACGTTCCCCACCGTAATAGCGAGTTGTGGTACTCAGATCCTTAGCTAGAGCATCAGCAAACTTGCTGGCTAAGTTCTTAACCTCACTGGTGGCCTCCCGGTCGAAGAGGACTGAGTTCACGTCACTGCGGTAGTCACGGGCACGTTTGAAGCTGATGCCGTTGGGAGAGTAGTAGCCCTCGTTGAGGAAGTTACGCAGGAGGGTCCCAAGTTTGCCAGATTCTACTCCAGTCGACATGCGATGTAGAGCATCAACCGCAGAGTTGATGGTAGAGTTGCGGAAAAGGGAAGGATAACGGCCTATTTGGCCTTCTACGTAGTCGAAGCCTCGACCTGCTCGAGTGCTGGTGGGGACTGCTTTGGAGGCCAATTCAGGACCTCTGGCCAGCAGCTCTGCTCCTCCTAGTTGACCAGCCAGACGAGGAGCCTCCGTCAGGGCTGCCTTCAGCCCAGCGGTGCGTAGAGGGCCTCCTGGAACGTCGGGTTCAACTGAGCGGAAGAAGATGTCACCTAGAGCACTGGGGACACGGGGAAGTCCTCTGAGACCTCCCCAGAGACTTTCGAGGGCGCGGGTGGGAGCAAGTTGAAGGATGCCACCTTCCTTCTGCATGATCTCCTGCTCCCTGGGAGTCCGGGCACGAGGATCGAAGGTTCCCACTGTTCCCCTGGCTATATCCCACACACCACGTCCCAGGTTACGGGCCCCAGCCATATAAGGAGACTCTCCGAAGATTAGTCGATTGGTGGATTTGCCAGCCTGAGGACTAGAGCGGTAGAAGGCTCCCATGGCAGTACGCTGCTGAGCGGGATTAAGTTTACCGGAGCGCAGCATGCTCACAAGCTGTTGACGAAGATAGGCCTGCTGCTCTGGAGTGTACTGAGCAAACGGATTGGAGGTGTCAGCCACTCAGCGGATCTCCATGCTTCCGTCTTCGTTAAAGTGGATGATGGGCATGCGGCTTGGTGGAGCTACGGTCTGACGCCCTTGGGGTGCCGCACCTCCTTCAGGAGGAATGGTGATTGCTGGAAAAACTAGTTCACCTCCACCTCCAGGAGCCTCTTCCATGGCTGGAGGTTCCATACTACCTGGGGCACCTGGAGTCCACTCCTCTCCCCGAGTACTGACATCCTTCTTAATTTTGTCGAGGATCTGCAACATCTGTTTGGACTTGGAGTACATGTTGGCAGGAGTGTCCCGCATATGAGGCATGTGTTGACCTATCACTTCCATGTAGGCCTTACCTCGACCACCCTGCATATAGGGTAACGTTCCCAGGTAACTTACAGCAGAGGATACTAATGTCAGTTGCTCATCTATTGGATTCTGCGGTTTGCGTCCTGCTAGATACTCTCCACTTACTAAGTATCTACGTGCAAGCGTTCCCCAGCTGTCACTCTCAGTCAGTTTGTTGTCCTCAATGAATTTGCGAAGCTGTCGGGTAAGATCTTCCGCCACCTTGGTCTGCTCTATGGTGCGTTGTTCCATGCCAGTGGGCTTACGGCCAGGACCCCACCCTTTGGCCAGCATCACTCGCTTCGCTCCCGCCTGTGCCTTCTCTCCAGTAGGCACCAGTCCTGCGTAGTGCCAGTAATAAGCATTGATCTCATCTTCCGAAGTGGTGGCTGCTGTCGTAGTGCCGGGCTTTACCTTGTAGAACTCCGTCTCTATTTGCTCCTCAGTAGGCTTTCCATAGCCCGCCGCAGTACGCTCACGTACATACTTTTGCAGGGCACTCTCCTCCTCACCCAGTTCTACTTCACCCAGCTTGCCCTCCTGAGGACTCCATTGCTGGATGTATCGCTTACCTCCTCTGCTGTAGGGTTGGCCAAGGAACATGGGACGGTTGGCCAGGTCTCGTTCCATCTGCAGGCGTTCTCGCTCGAACTGGGTGCGCACCTGCTCCTGGCGCATGCGCTCTTCATCCAGGCGAGTCAGTGCTGCTTGGCGGCGTTCCTCCATCACCTGTTCGCGTGCCAGGCCATAGCTTTCTGCCAGGGAACCGAGTGCTCCAGCGAAGGCTGCCATTAGCTGATTCCTATTCCTCCACCCATAACGGGCATGTCAAAACTGGGGATGCTGGGAGTGAAGCCACCCATGATTGAAGTCCAGTCAGGAGACTCTCCCCCTCCTCCTATGGGATAACCATTCCAGATGGGAGCACCACTAGGATCAAGAGAGATGACATCAGCAGGATTGAAGGGAGGACCACCAAATGGATCTTGGGTTGGATCGCTTCCACCTCCAGAGGTGCCGGGACCTCGGGCACCGTACCTATCCATCAGTGCAGCCAAGGAGCCGGAGATGTTGTAAGGATGGGGTTGCTCAGGTTGGGCCATGCCGGTGCCCAGCCGCAGCATGTTCTCGGCGGTGGTGGCACCCAGCTGTTGTTCTTGTTGGTAAGCGGGGGCCAGAGCCTGGGCTAGAGTCGCGGCCCAGATCGGGCCGGAGAGAGTCAGACCACGTTCTCCCAAGTTGGCCTGAACTTCGTTGGTGATGTCTGCAGTCAAGCCTGCTGAGATGGGACGGGTGTAACCGGCGACATATTGCTCGGCAGCCTGGGGATTCTTGGCTAGGTTGAAGGCAAATTGCTGCTCGGCGTTGTAACGGTTGAGCTGGTCCTGGTATTGCTTCTGCTGGAGGTAGTTGGCAAGCAGACCTCCACCAGCCACTGCGGTGGGGGCAAGCCAACCTACATTGTTACCAAGGAAGGTCCCGATACTACCTAGTAGACCAGACATAAGTGTTACCTAGCTCCACTCCGTTTCCCACGACGCTTCCCTCGACGACTCCTCCGGCCTCCTATCCTTCCTGTTGGGCGAGGCACCGCCATCTGCTCCTCACCAATGCGGTCGGCACCTGGAGGACGGGCTAAGTCAGTTATGTCTCCATGAGGTTGGAAGTCAGCACTAGAGATGTTGCCTATAACTGCCATAAGTTACTCCTTAGATTCTCTGGCTCCTTCGTCTGCTTCGACTAGGTGGTCTTACTAACTTCTGCCTATCTGGATCTCTTATCGCACCCAGGTAGCGGCGGCGTTCATCTGGTTCCTTTATTGCTCCCATAGAGACCTGGACAGAAGGTACTCTGGATGTTTCGGTGCGGTACATGCGGCGGGCAGTGGGGACGTCTGCCCAGCGCAGAGCTTCACGCACGGCATAATGGGGACTTGGTGGACGTCCAAGAGTTCGCAGTTCTGGTCCATAGCGTTCACTAGCCATCCTGACCTCTTCCCCAGTAGGGCTAGCCACCGGCCTCGAAGGTGGAGGGCTGAATCGAGCAGTACTCGGCATTCGCAGTCCGGGCGCGACTCGCCGGGCACTCTTGATGTCCCATTCTGGGGCGTCGGCCACCTAGATCATCTCCTGCGTCCGTGATAGCTGGTGCGGCGGCGAACTCCACCTCTTCCGTAGGCCATATGAATCCTCCTTATGCGGTCGTGGGATAGGGTTGGGTCAGCGAGGGGACGCCTCCTGACGGGAATAAGTTTTCCATGGCCGGAGTCAGGCTGCCTGAAGTTGGAGCGACAGCACCGAAGCCGGGATTGCCAGTTAGTTGAGCCAGGGCTGACTGGAATCCACCGGGAGTCAGGGAGCCACCTACCATGGACTGCAGAGTGGGAGCTTCGGCTCGCATTTCTTGCTGACGAGTTGAGAGAGCCTGCTCTGCAGCCTGCTGCTGAGACTGCTGCTGCTCCTTGAACATCTGCTGCTGCTGATTTTGCTGAAATTGCTCCTGCTGGTTCTGCATGCTCTGCTGCTCGGTGATGCCATAGATCGTGGTGCCTGCTCCTATGCCAGCAGCAATCAGAGGAATGAATGGAATCAGGAAGCTCATCAGTATTTCCAGTCGGTGGAGCCCACAGCCAATGCTCCACAGTAGGGAAGCAACATTCCCCCTGACCTCTGGGCAATGCGCATCATTTTGACTTCTTGTGGTCGACGGTCGTCCAACAGGACTACGGCACCGAACAGTCCCTTGGCCTTGGCGTCGGCCATTATTCTGCGCAAGGCTAGCACCAGCCAGCCGTGGGGAGCTTCCGGCAGTGACATCATACGGAGCAAGAGGAGGACACCGTGCATGGGGGCGGTCAGGATCTGGGCCACAATTTTGTCTTGGTGGAGGACAAGCCACTGCCAGGACTCGACAATCTGGAAGTACTCCAGACCAGCCATAAGCTCTTCAGGGATTGGCTCGCCTGGGAGACGGGGGCGGATCTCCAGTTGGCCAATCATGAGATCACGGCTCCTGCACCAATTGGCTTGGGGACAGCATGGAAGTCCAGGCTGTCGATTACAACACGGCCCTGGCCGGAGACAGTAGCGTGGGCATTAACTGCTTCCGACATCATGCCACCTTCGGCCATGAATTGGTCGCCACCGAGAGCCCAGAAGACAGCTGCGAGACCTCGGTTGAGAGCGACCAGGTCACCAGTGAGTAGTGTGGGAGGGTCTGGTTCGTCGTTACCTTCGTAGTTGGGAAGGATGTAGATCGGACCAGTGCCCTGGCCACGGACACGGAGACGGCGGTAGAACACTCTCTGGTCCCCACCTTGGTTGTAGACTTCACCAGTTTGTAGACTCCAGTTGATGGGAGTGCCGTCCCAGTCAGGAGCGTTGTGGAAGAGGTAGCGGACGGTGTTGTCGTAGAAGCCACCTGAGATGACAAGGGGAAGCTGACCTAGGACACGGATTGATTTGAGCACTGAGATGGAAAAGGGCAGATCGACAATGGTCCAGCACTTAAGCGTCAGGTCATAGCAGACAATGCGGGTCAGGCTCCCGGAGAGACCTCGGGGATAGCCTGTGGTAGCGGTGCCTGGATAGACCAACTGGGCTCCAGCACCTGGAGTACCGAGTTCGAGATTGAAGTCCTGGTAACGGTCTTCACGGTTTGGACCAAGCTCACTCCAGTAGACTCTCCAACCTAGATAACCAGGAGGTAGTGGAGAGGAACTCTGGATGAGAATAGTGGAGGGGTTGTTGGAACTATCGGGAGGAACTGGGATGGGACCAATCTCCGGGGTGATGGCAGTCTCGTGGATGGGACCTCGCAGAGTGATGCGGAAGAAGTAGTTGCCGGGAGGGAAGTTGGGAGGGATGGGAGCACCAGGTTGGGCTGTGGCCGTTATGGTGAACTGGGAGGCAGGGAGTGTGGCCAGCAGATCAGCATTGGCTCCCAGGACAGGGATGGCCGCTACGTACATGGGTGGGTCTGCTACCTGAGCCCCTTTACTAAAGTAGGAGAAAGCCCAGTCCATAGGCATGATGTCGGGTTGGCCAGGGTCGCCGAAGAGATAAGGGCGTATGTCGGTGGAGATCAGGCGGTCACGGATGCCGTCAAAGAAGCTGAATCCTAGATGAGTTAGACGCAGGAGTCCGAATCCTGGCACGAATTGGATGGTGCGGGGAGCAATACAGCCCTGGTCGGTCTCTGCTTGTTGAATCGAGAAATCTGCGGCCCCAAAGACACCATTGATGATGTAGGTGCTGAAGTTCTTGAAGACCACTAGTTGTTGGGTGGTGGGGATGCCTGCTTCGGCAACGGAGAAGGCTTTGAGGCCGGTGATCTCGGTGCCATCGTCTCGGGCAATCTGGGCAGTATTGAGAGGGTTCCAGGAGTTGGGATTGTTGGCGTCCGACATCCACACGCCTGAGGGACCATCACTGGGAAATGCTGCGTCGAATGATGGGGCAGTGTTGGCTACCCACAGGGAACCTGCATAGACTTCGACATGAGATGCCCCTGCAGGTGGGTTGGGAGTGGGGACAGTACCGGAATTCTTCCAGATAATCTGGTTGTCGGCGATGGTCTGATCTATGTTTGTGACATTCTGAAAAGCTGGTTCACTACCTATAGGACCGGAGATGCCTCCCTGAACAGCGGTGAACAGGATGGGGGGACTACTAGGAGAGGAAGGTATAGTGAAGGCAATCTGGTCACCTACCAGGTAGCCAATGTTGGCCTGCCAGGTTGGGAAAGAGGCCTGGAAAGTGTTGGTGATGGCAACAGTGTTGTTGGGATGAGTAGCAGTATTGGCCTGACCATTGGATACAAAGGGAGTAATCCCATTGCCCAGAGCCAGGAACATCAAGTTGGCAAACTGAATGATTTGAGGGATGGGGCTGACTAGGTTGAAGGCTCCACCACTGATCGAAGAGGCTGCCCGGCCACCGCCACCCACTGGATGACCAGGTCCACCTCCTCCAGGACCTCTTCCGCCTCCGGGAGGCTGCTTGAGGGAGATTGGTGTGATGGGGCGGGGACCAGCAGCTCCTCCACTATTGATCAAAGGGTCGGCAGGGAAGGTATGGATCAGATAGGCAATTCCAAAAGGTAGATTTGGAGGTAAAGGCATGGGAGCGTATTGCCAGCCCTGACCGGAGACAGGAATAGTTAGGAAGTTGACAGCCTGTGTGGTGTTTTCCAGGCCGGGAGGTCCTATGGGGGAGCCAGAACCACCTCCCATTGAGGCAAAGCCTTGTGCTATGAGGAATTCGTTGGTGCCCATGGGAGAGTTGACGGCACTGATGGAATTTAGAGGGTTGTTGAAGACTACCAGACGCCGCCAGTTGGTTGTGCCGATTGGCCGGATGTAGACGTTGTAACCGTAGGCAGTGGTGGTGAGAGCTGAGGGCCACTGGATGAGGGCTCCTTGACCAGCATTGAGAGTTATGGGAGTGGGATAGACCTGGATGGGAGTTTCGCCACCTACACCATCCGCGACCGAGATACCTAAATCAAAAGTGCCAAGGGCCTGAGCTGTTGCAATCGACTGCAGAGTGACCGTAATGGAACCTGGAGCCAGGGGAGATAGTTTGCCTATTCCTGGTTCGGCACGCAGGCCGTAGTAACCGGCTAGATTGAATTCAGCGCCACCTGGATTGTAGTAGAAGATTTCCTTCCACATGCCAGAGTTTACGGGGTCAAAGGGAGCAGGGAGCAGGTTCGAGCCAGGGAAGATGTTGGCCGCACTAGAGGCTATGGTTGAGCCGTCCACAGTTTCCAGGCTGCCTCTCCTGGTCAGGACTAGATTGCTTAAACGCGGTAGAGAGTTCGGAGGCTGGGAAAATAGGCCGAATGCGGCGTTCAGGCCTCGAAGCCAGCGGGTCTGGAGGACTCCCTGGAGGGGCATCAGCGCCTCCCGAAGAGGCTGCCCAAGGGAGACAGGGCCGGAGTTCGAGGCTGGCCTTGGTAGCGGCGAGCTTGACCAAGGTGGAGACGTTGGGAGTGAGCGTCGGCGGACATGAAGTTGTCGAACTTGCCCAAGTGTTGGCCGGTGCGGCGGTAGTGGGCTACGGCAGCGTCGGTGGGGACTACAGCATTACCGATAACGGTGGGGATGAGGACACTGTGGCCGTCTTCGTCGATGGAGATGGAATGCAGGGTGGAGATGGAGCCGTCTTCGTTACGGACCTGGGGACGGTTAAATAGATCAATGTTGCCGGGTTGGAGCATGCCAGGAGCAGCGGTGGGACCATAGTAGGCACCTCTCTGAGCCACAGGAGTTAAGGGAGATGGACCCATACCCAGGCCATAGAGAGGTTGCGGCTTGGTAAATGGGTATCGGTTCATTCCAGGATCTCTGAATGCTCCTCCCATCTCTGCAAGGATCTGGGTCATCACGGAACGATTACGCCTCCAAATGGACTGCCCAGGCCAGGATAGACTTCGGTGCCCCGGCCTGCGTAGACCTGAATCTGGCGGGGGCCCACGATAATACGGGTGGCCATCAAGTGTTGCACCTTAGCAGTGAATTCCTTGACCAGATCGCTGGACTCTCTGAACTGTTGCTCTGCCTTCTTAAACCTCGCTAGGAGATAGGTCTCCATAGCGTCTTCCCAGCCCTCAGGGAGGTAGAAGGTTGAGGTGGAGTCTCCCAGACGATAACCACGCGGCACCCGTTGACCTGCCCACATCAAGTTGAGTTCGGTGACTGGTGTTCCGGCAGGCCAGGGAAAGGGGACAGTCCCCTGCATGCCGCGAGTCACACCTGTGAGTTCGAGGCTGTTGTTACGGGCGAACTCAACGATCTCGTAGTTGGGATCATCTGGAGTTGATAGGGAGCACAGGCCGAAGCCAAGGACGAAGTTGCTACTGCCCATAAAGCCGGGAATGAGTTGGATGGGGATGGTCGTGTCGAAACGGCCTATGTCTGCTGAAGTCTGGATTTGACCGCCACTGCGGGAAGGTTGAGGCCAGACTTCGGCCACGAAGCGGTTGGTCTTCTGGTAGAGGACGAAAGTGCCGACTGTGCCAGTTACGATGTTGCGGCGGAAGACGTCGGTCTGGCGGCCCAGGAACAAGGGGTAGCCATCCCACCAGGCGTTCGAGACCTTGGTCCATCTTCCTTCCACCGGGTAGATGGGTTGGCCGGTGACTGTGGCGACTGCACCAAAATCGGGCAGGCCATAGCAGATGGTGGAAGCTTGGTGTAGACCTTCATTCAACCACCTGTACAGTGCGGCGGCAGTGATGGAGCGGCCAGAGGTGTCTGGTAAGTATGCACTGTTTCTGATGGGTGGTGTACCTATAGATCCTGTAGAGACTATGTCAAAAGGGGTTGTGGTGAGAGCAACAAAGTTGTTCTCGCTGCCTGGATTCCCGTTGGGTGAGGTGAAGTAAGCCACCACTGAGCCCACACCTGCCGGGATGGAGCCGGTGATCTGGATGGAGTGGGAGGCGTCAACCGGGATGGGACCAAACTCTGATGAGGGAGTGGTCTCTCCCCAGGGAGTGTTTACTGAACCGCTTCGGTAGGTCAAGGTCACATGGTAAGCCCCTGGAGGCAGGGTTACCGGGATGGTAGGAGTACCTTGGACAACGTTTAGTTCTGGACCAGGTGGAGGCAGTACCTGGGGAATGTCGTTGAAGAGTTCACGGGCTCCCAGGATGATGTCGCCCACCAGGACGCCTGTGCCCAGAGGAAGCGAGATCGAATTGTCCAGAGCACTGGCGGGTAGAAGAGGCATCGGCCCTCCTCATATCCCGGCGAACTCTATGTCGACTGTGCCTGCCGCGCTGGTGGTGAGAGCCAGGATCAGCGAGGTGGCATTGAGGTCAGTAACTAGAGGGAATACGGTATGGTCTGCAGGAAGAGTGATAGCTGGCTGAGCACCCTGTAAATAGGCCGTGTTGGTGCCGTCGGAGACTGAGATGGCACCTACCGTCATGGTGCCGGTAGCGGGAGTCAGGGACTTGACCCTCAGCATACCGAAGTGGAAGGAGCCAGGTTGAGGGATGGGAATGGTGATGTTCTGGGCAGCTCCGGTGGTGGCAAAAGCGGGCAGGGTGACGTTGGCACCTGTCGAGGCACCCATGATGGAAAGCTGCCGGATCGAGACCACGAATGCCATAACTGCCTCCTTACGCGGTGATGCCTATGATCTTGACTCCCATACGTGGTGAGATGTTACTAAGTTGCCACGTTAGGTACATAGTGGACACAAGGACTCGTTGGTTAGTGGGCTTAATGAAGGGGTCCACGTTGAAATAGTCGGCTTCGTGGAACACGGGGAAGATGTACTTGGAGTTCAGGAAGTAAGCTGAGTTAGCTAAGGCGAATAAGTCAGGAATCACTATGGCGTTGTTGAAGAGAAAGTGATTCCTGAAGCCTACCTGAACGGCTTCCTCATCCTGCCAGCCGTCAGTGAAACGGTTCAGAGGGGTGAAGTTATTCTTGAAGCCTGCATAACGGGGTTGGGAGATGGGCATCAGGTCGGGTTCGTCGTAGCCGAAGACCACCGACTGGTAGGCTGCCTCGGCCACTTGAGGAGTCAGGGCACCAGAGTTGTTGTTGACGTTGGCGGCAGGTTGCCAGAAAGCATTCCCAGGTTGAGACCTGTCGATGCCTGCAATCACGTTGGTGGTCTGACCCACCCAGGCGTCTACGTCGTCGATGTCGTTGGAGGTGTTCTGTGGAGAGGTGTGCCACAAAGCTCTACACAACTTAGTCAGGAAGCTAGCACTGGCTACTTGATACTTGGCTTTGATGATGTCTAAGTTGCCTGCTCCACCACGGTTGAGGATGATATCGGTGATGGGGATAACAATGGGCTGTCGGTAGGGACGCCATTGTTGATTGGCAGGCTGAATGGAGTCCACTACCGACGTGTCTAGGAGCTGGTCCCCATAATACGCGCCACCAGGAAGTTCTTCCTGGTTGATTTCTGGGAAGACTAGTTCACCGGCACCAAATTTTTTACCTTCTCTGGTGAGTCCCCAGAAGACTGGACTGGGCTTGAAGACGTTGTCACCTAGCACCGGCACAATGTACTTCTGGCTGATGGCATTGACGGTGTTACTAAGTTGAACTGGCGGACTTGCCAGACCTAGACCAACTACACTTAGTGCCATAACTAGGCTCCTTATTGTTCAGTCGCAATGCCACGCCACAGTTCAGCATCGTTTGCAGCGTCGTTCAATACTTGGTCGAAACTCTTGGTGCGGCCCTTCTCGTCTTTGAAACCTTTGGGGACTCCACTGCGGGGACCCTGCTGACCAGGCTTGGGCAGGGAGGAGGCGAATTGTTCGTCCTTGAGTTCCTTGCGCATCTTGGCCCGTTCGGTCTCGCGCCACTCATCCTGTTCGAAGGGGCGGGCCAGGTCACGGGCAGCCTCAGCCACGTCCAGGCGACCGGCACGGTCCTTCATGCCTCGCCGCTCGGCGTGCTTGAGGGCATCCTCGTAGGTGAGTTTTTCCTGAGCCTTTTTGGGGAGATCACGCCGGGCACGCTCCCACTGCAGTTCATAGTTATCGTTGAGATAGGTGGCAACGATAGGTTTCAGGACCTTCTCGCGCTGTTCGGTCAGGGCAGCATCCGTCTTGTCCAGGCGGGCAGCAAGAGCTTTAAGCTGTTTGACTACTTCACCTACCAGGGGATCGTTTTCGTCCAGGCCAGTTTGTTGGGCCACGTCACGCTTTGAGGGAGCGGTAGGTAGGTGGCTGGCAGGGTTGCCTTTGCCTGTGACGAAGTCTTCGACCGATATGCCCATGCCCTTGGAGTAGCTGTCGACTCGTTGCATCAGCTCGATCTCAGCATTGCCCAGCTGAGCCTCACGCTGCTTCAGAGCGTCTTCCTGTTGGGAGAGTCTCTTGGCGGTCGCCCCCTCCGTCTCGCGGTTCCAGGCTCGAAGGTCGCCCAAGGTGCGGCTAGTACCGTCCTTGAGGTCCAGAACAATGTCGTCGGCCAAGCCCTTGTCAGATAAAATGTCTGCCCAGCTACGATTTGGCATCCTCTACTCCTGAGGAGTTATCTCCTCGGTCAGTCTCGTCTCCTACGACGACGTACACACCTTCCTCGGCTACGGGACCACCTCTTGTCGGGTGGACAGTGCCGGGGATAGCCGAAGACGAAGATTCCTCCACCTTCGCGTTCCTCCCCACCCTCAGGTCTGCGCCTGTCGTCATCTTCCCTTCCACCACGCCGCTCAGGCCGAACAGGAGCAGTCCGGGTAGGGGCATGAAAGCCTCCTCCACCAACTTGTCCGCCTCTAGCCATTAAGGCAATCCTGGAACACCACCACCGCCAGGTGGGCCACTCGCGGGTTCACCCATTCCTGGACCCTGGACTGGGTTGGGCATGGCGGCGTTGTTGGCTATTGGTCTAACACTTTGCTGAGTGGCAGCACCTTGTTCAGCCGCTTTGATAGCTGCGTCTACACTCTTCTGAGCCTGGGCTATGTGCCTGCTGACCTCAGGGACGGCAAAGGCCGCCCTGCCGTAGAGAGGCACCATCATCATCTTGATTTGGTTGAGAGCCTTGAGCATGAACTGAGGGTCAGCTCCTTGAAGCTGGGAGAATTGGCCACCCAGTTGAGCACCCATGGCCTGGTCGTTGGCCCCGCCCAAGCCACCAGCCATACGCTGGATCAGCTGGCGGGCCATCATGGCTCGGACTGGATCGGGAGCTACAGGTGAGGTCGCCATAAGTCAATAACGGCTACGGCCACTCCTGCCCCGCCTGCGGCCAGGCAGCGGATTGTAGCTGCGATGCGGTCCAGTCTTGGGCAGCGTCCTGTGATGAGGCGGCATGAAGTGCATGAAGGGAGCCGCATGTAAGTTGTTGCGGCCCCCTGCGTTGTGCCGGTTAGTCCGAGAGACAGCCATGTTAGTCGTCCCTTCGTGTCATACGTTTCGAGTTGTCCGGGATGATCCTGAGTGGGTCATCGGGGACAGCTACCGGACTGTTATTCACATCGGGACCGGGCTCTTTCCTCGGCCTCCCTACAGTCAAGGGAGACTTGAGGATTCTGTCATCGAAGTTCTTGCCCATGCTCTCTGGCATTAGTACCTCCTTGGGCGGCGACCACTCGGACCACGAGGACGGCCCCTTCCGGGTCTACGTGTTGCGGCCATGGATGATTCCTCCTTACCTGCGACTACGATGACGACGCCGACGGCCTCGTCCCTTCTCTTCAAACCTTCCAGGCTCGAACATAGGGGCACCTCCTCTCATTGATTTTCCACCAGAGGGAGAGCGGAGAACCTATCTCGCTGGTGGCGGTAGTCGCCGTAGGTTGAGATCAGAGAGTCGGCTGTCCTCACACAGAAGGCTTGGAACCAGGCTTCGGATTTGCCTTCCAGGTCCCGTTGGTTGACCATCAGGTCGGCTAGTTTGCCGTCAAGTGCTAGAGTCAGGTCAATCCAGCCATCGTCGTGAGGGGAGCTGCGCTTCAGGATCTCAAGTTTTCGGTACATCCCGTGGAGGATAGTCAACTTGCTGGGTGGGGGAAAGCAACTGGGAGTGACAAAATACGCTCGGAACCCATATCCACCACCTGGAGTGCTTGTGGCAGGGCTTCTGGTAGAGGATCATGCCCAGGTCGGTGAGGACCCCGGAGTCACGGAGGTAACGGAGTTTGTTCCAGCCAATGTTGGTTACTAGGGAGAGTTCACGGAAGGTGAGCCACTCTCCCCTCATCTTCGGACTCCCCTGGTCCTGGCCAAGGCAGCAAGCTCCTCAGCCCGCTCTATACGTTCAGCTACTGCGCCTGCATCGGGGAACTCAAGCTGTTCAAGAGCAGTCCGCTTGTCTACAGCTCCTAGTTTCAGCAGGTCTGGAATCATGCGTTGGACCATACCCTGAGAGAGGGCTCTGATAGAGGCTGAATCCAGGAGGACGTCGTATTGGTCGGGACGGGGAGCCAGTTTCCACTCTACCGACTCGACGTCGTGGTCACCCCTGAGTGAGAGATTTTGGGGGCGGTAGTAGCGGCACATGGTGTAGTACATGAACTCAGCTATTCGTTGGAAGGTGAAGGCGTTGAGCCTGCCGCGTAACTGAGTAAGGCCTTGACTACGCATGATGCTTGCGTCGAAGAGTTCTGGGGAGATGTTTCCAGCTCCAGGCTGACCTTGGCGTGCAGCAGTAAATCCCTGGAGTTCCTTTTGCTTATCAAGTAGAAGTTGCGGGAGGGTGATGAAGTGCTGAGGAAAAGCAGGGGGAAACTTGCATTCGATTTCTCGGATGGAGTTGGCATTTATTGTCTGTACCTCACCAGGCATGCCTCCAAACTTCTCTGGATCAATACCCGTATTCTCACCTATTAGCCAGACTCCGTTGTTGAGTCTGACGGCATTCTCGTAGAGTTGGGTCCACATCCTTTCGGAGAGACTTTGCAGATCGTGGGAAAAACGTACTGCTGGAATGGTCCATAGACCATATAAGGGCAAGGTACTCCAAAAAGGAATGATGGGAAACATCTTGAGCGGATAAGGGTTGTCCCCATCCTGAAGTATCCGACCTTCCGACTCCACCAGGAGACGACCATTTGGGTACTTCCACTCAAAATCCGCTGGGACAATTGCACCGTCTGGAAGCTGCTTGTCTTCGATACGGACGCGGGTATAGTCCTCACAGAAGCACCACCTCACACAGACTCGGTTGTCGTTAGGAAGCGTTCGACTATTGGGCATTCCAGGAACCATGGACATTGGACCAGGAGGCATCTGGAAGCCATATCCGCTGTCTCCGATAGAGGGGGATACGGAGCGTCCTGCGACTCGGGGCTTGAGTCCCACACTAGTGTCCGGCCATAGTTTTCGCACTCGTTCCAGGTACATGTAATCTTCGACAACAACATAGGACCAGTCCAGTTCGTAGGTAGTGAAGGGGTCGGGATGCCAGGAGTCGGGTGGACGCATCTTGGCCCACAGAGCACCTTTGCCATTCCTGGATTCCGGGTTGAAGCCTATCTGCATAGGTGCAGTACCTACGAAGAGCGACATGAGGATGGTGAACATGGAGTGGAAGTTGAGCTGGGCTCGGGCCCACTCCGATTGCAGACCTTTCTCACGGTCCTTGTCACGCTTGCCATCGTCTTCGTTGATGATGTAGGGGCGGGGCATGATCTCAGAGAGGTCGTTGGCCTCACGCATCATCAGGGTTTGCAGCTCCGGCACTTTGACTAAGGGCCGGTAAGAGGGCATTGGTCCGCCCATAGTGGTCAGGGCGTAGAACAGCTCCATCTGGTTCATCCAGTCGATGCCCAGGACCTGGTTACGCTTGTCGTCGGCCACCCTCACCCATTCGTCGATGTGACGGGCACGAGGGTCCAGGTCGGGAGCGGTCTTCTTGGTCGAGATGGTATAGATGGCCATCTATCTTGGGCATTCCATGGGCGTGTCATCCAGGGGCTCAATTACTATGTGGTTGCCGGAGTGGCCAGCGTCCTTGATGCAGGAACGCCTGACTTCGGTAATTTCGGGAAACTGAGAGAACGAATTGTCCGGCTGTCTGTATTCTAGGAAAATCTGTTCGTAGGGACACCATTCAACCTCTTTTACGGGGTCAATAATCATGCTACTTCCTCCTCTTCGGGAGCGTTGAGCCAGGAGTGGAAGCGGTCTTCCATGGTGGTCTTACCTTCGTCGCCCCCAACCTTTAAGTGTTCCTGAAGCTGTTCCACGCGGTCATCAAGTTCTCTAGCTGTGTACAGGCCTCCTTCGACGAGGAGGCGCTGGTTAGCACGAAGAGCAATGAGGAGACCTCGGATGGCTTGAGTGACAGATGAAGCGTAGGCAGCGTTGAATTCCCGTCCCAGCTGAGAATAGGTGTCCAGGGCTTGTTGTCGAAGATCATGCTGAGAGGTTATCTGTCCGGTATGGTGCGGAAGGGTGAGAGGCCAGCCAGGCGGCGTTGTTCCTGCTCGTCCTCTTCGGCTAGTTCCTTGAGTCTTGCCTCCCGTTCCTGCTCCTTGAGGTAGAGCTGGAGATTGTCCAGGGTATTCGATATGCGTGGTTGGGCCGCTGGTTGAGGCATCTGGGTTGGGACTGTAGGAATTGTCTGGGTGGCTGGTCGCTGAGGGGCGCGTTCTTGCAGCCATGCGGGTGCCTCCGGGACAACGTACATGTCGGTGTTGCGTGGAGCCAACTGTAACACTATCTCACGCATGTTGTTAGTGGGATAACGCAGGAGGACTTGGTCCTGGACCTTGAGGATGTCTGCGACGGAGATGTGCAGAGTGCCTCCAGCTTTCTTGACTAGGGCGCTGAGGAGGTTGGTGAGGTAGCGGTCCAGCGACATGCCGGAGACGTCGATGGGGAATGGGTACTTGGTCATATGCCTTCCAGGAGGCTCTTGTTCTTGGTGCGTTCACGGGACTTCCATAGGTTGAGTTTGGTTAAGTGGGCGGTGGAGGACCATCCCAGGATTCCCCAACTAGAAGTTTCCGGGGATTCGATCCAGTCAACTTTGGGCTTGGCATCTTCAACATAAGTCTGGGCAACTCTTGGTTGGCCTCCGTGAGGGAAGTGATGGTCGATGCAGGCTATCCAGCCCAGCATAGCGGCGAACAGGATGTCATCGTGACCTTTGGTGACGGTCCAGTTGAAGGCCATCTCGTTCTGGATGTTGACCATTTGCTGGACGGTCTCGATGTCCTTGGAGTGCATGATGCCCTGGCGCAGACTGGTGCGGTAGACGATGAGGAGACGCTTGCGGGAGTTGAGGGTGGTCTCCCAGCCAAGGGCCATGCGAGGTTTGCGGTCGGGACGGTCGTCCTTGGACATCCAGAGGTATTGCTGGGGGTAGTGGTAGCGGTCACGCAGTTCTTTCATGCAGGCCCATCCCCAGCCTCCGGTGAGTTCGATGTTAATGACCGCATTGTTGTAGCGTCGACCCAGGGCGTTGATGTAGAAGGCCAGGTGCTCAGGTCCAACTTTGGAAGAGTATCGAAAGGCTTGGTCTCCGGTCTCGGCATTCCATCCGACAGCGGCGGCAAAATCCCCATCAACATTGCCCTTAGCAGCATCCACTCCAACATAGTAATGGTCTCCTGGATTGGGTTCTTCCCAGATGAGTAGGTTGCCGGAGTTGGTCTGTTCAAAGGTGGCGGTGCCACGGTAGAGGTCGTTGGGATTGAGTTTGTCGGGGTTGACTCCGGTGAGGCGGATGCGGCCACGCCACTTAGGTTCCTCCACAGTCTTCATGGCCATCTGCATCTCTTCGCGGTCGAAGACTGGGTTGCCGCTGGAGAGGAAAGCTTCGCTTGGGTCGGCTGGATATTCCTGGGCCCACACACTGGGAGAGTCACCACACTTAGTTGCTTTAGTTTGTCTGTACCATGCTATTTGACCTTTGGTGACCTTGAATTCCTTCATCAACCACTTTTCGTAGTCGTCGGCAGGGGCGTCCTCGGCTAGTCGGTCTGGAAAGAAACTTGAGGCGTCTTCCCACCAGGGGAGGAAGATAGGCATGAAGTTGTTTTTACCAGCGACAGCATCGTTCCAGTAGTTGAAGTATGTTTCTCCAGGACCTTCAATACCGTTTGCCGTAGTTTCGATGACGACCATGTTGTCGGGATCTTCCGTCGAGACCGTGTTAATAAGCGCAACAAAACTCTGTTCTCCTGGATAGAAAGCTGCTTCGGTGAGATGAACACCATTAAGAGTGAGTCCTCGCCCTCCGATAACTGTTTTTGCAGTTGCTCGGCGCAGGCTGGAGACACCTCCACTGTGCGGGAAATAGAGTTCTCGTTGGGTATGCGCAGGAAGATGGAAAGGTAAGGCTTCGGCAAACAGGACTGCTTCATTGAATAGTTCCCTCGCAGTCTCGGCAAGTTGGGCGACAATCATGCCCTGGCAGTTCTTCTTCTGCAACTGCTGAGCTATCAACATCGCTCTGACAAAGGTGGAGATACCCAATCTACGGGCTTTCAGGAAAATTAGCCAGAGGGGATAGCCTTTCTCCCGGCGTTGGTAGAGGTGCTTCATGATCTTTTGCTGGGAAGTGTTGAAAGAGAAGCGGCGGTAGAGGCCGGTGTCCCGGTCCTTGATGGGCAGGCGGTGGCACAGTCTCTCGAAGTTATGAAGGTTCAGCATTCTTGGATGCTTCCTTGACTGCGGCTTCTAGGCGGGCTGGTTCGTCCCCTCTCTCGCCAGGGTGGTTGCGGGGATTCATGGCGGGAGTCATGCCACGGTCGCTTACGCCGTAAACTCCCTGGTCCCGTCTATTCATGAGGGCTACGCATTCGATGGAGCAGAAGTAGTGGTTGCGTACTAACATGGTAGTGGGATCTCGAAAGGGCCTGACTAGGGCCCATTGTTTGCGGTCCTTTTTGCGGCCACCGCAGAACTCACACCTGTCCCGGTCATTGTCGGCGGTGATGCGGGCATTCAGGGCGTAGCTGGCTAGTTCACAGTTCTTGCGCATTCTGGCAAGGAGTTGGAGGCCGTCTTCGATGGTGACACTCTTCCTGAAGTAGTCGGTGACCTCTTCTTCCGAACCTTTCTCGGCAGCCCACCTGGCTTGGATGGCATGAGTCTGCTGGCTGACTTCCCCTTCGATCACGACAGGGTCGGCACGTTTGGAGTTGCGGTGCTTGGCCAGGCCACCTCGGCGGCCAGCTTCAATGGCGTCTTGTTTGGTCCAGGTCATGTTGGACTCTCTCCTTGCCTCGGGGCAGGGTGATGTATTGGGCGGCGACGGCGTTGTAGTAGTCGCGGCAGACTACGCAGGCCACTACTACGTGGAAGGCATCCTCTTCCAGCACCTTCATCTCCTTGTTGCGGGGGATGTGGGAGGGGTGCTGGGGATTTTTACAGGAGAACTCAATCATGTCTCGTCCTTGGACATCAGATGGTCGGGCAGGATGAACTGGGTGTGGAGTTCGTCCTCGACCCCTTCCAGGAGTTGGGCCATGTCACGGTTGAACTCTGCCATCCTGTCCCACTCATCCTTGGTGAAGGGACCAATCTTCAGAGTGATGCCCCAGGACTTGTGAGTGTACTTGGGTTCCTGGGTCACACCAATCCTCCCAGGGCGATGGAGGCGTTGGCGGTCATTACTGCTTCGCGGACCAGGCGGATGGCTGCACTCTGGTCGGCACACTCGGGAGTGTTGTCAAGGATGACTACAGCAAATTCTCTGGCCTTCTCGCGGATGGCTTCGTAGTGAGGGATGAGGTCGGGGTTGTCGTGGTAAGTGAAGATAGCTTCCAGTTTGTCTTTCAGGGAGTGGGTCATTTGTGGGTTCCTTTCTGTTGAATGAGTTTGCCACAGCGCATGCACCATACGTTCTCGTCGAGGGCCGTCCAGGGGGGCCAGTGATGACCTGCCAGGATGCAGACCAGGCGTCTCCACCACATGGTTGGGAGGCCGGAGGTCAGCGCTTGGCTCCGAAGCGCCTAATCTGTTTCTCTCCCTGACAAACTGGACAAGTTCCGGTGGCGGGTCGTCCACCTTCCATGAGGGTCTGGACCTGTCCAGTGCCCGAGCAACGTTGGCACGGCTCGTCGAATCCAGCCATCTTGCCAAGGCGCGGCTTGGGACTGCGGAAGCGTTTGTCTTGGCCATTGGACTTCTGATCCTCCTGAGCTTCTATCTCGACGACCTGGTCCATGGACATGGGAGGTCCGGTTTCCTCGAAAGGATTGGGGGGCATGTCAGCTTCGTTGCGTTGAGCTAACTCTTGTTCCTTGAAGGCTTTGTAGGAGGCGTCAGCCGCTTCGGCCTCCTGTCTTTCGGAGGCCAGGTCGAAGACTTTCATGTCGTTGGGAGTGATGACCTGGAGGGAGCGGGCGTCTGGGAGGAGCTTGGCTACCTCTATGGAGAGGAAAGTGGCACGTTTCGAGACTTCGCTCAGCCGCAGGCTGTAGCAGCCGGAGGCTGTCTCAAAGAGGGTGAGGAGAGGAGCTAGTTGTTTGACTTGCTTGGGCACGCTCGTGTAGTACCATGCTGGAATGAAGAAAAGCAAGTCCCACCAGCAAGTTACAGGTCCCTGGTTGGAACATATGAGGAAGATTGCGGAGTCGAGGAGTGCGGCCAAGACCGCCGCATGCAGGGAGAACTTAGCTAAGGCCAGGCAGGTCAAGGAGTTAAAGAGGTTGGGGTTGTTGGATGCTCAGAACTCAAACAGTCGCACTTAGGTTGCTGGAAGGGAAGCACTACAGGTGGGTGAGGAGACACTTGCCGGTCCCGTTCACCAGGCCGGTGCAGCTCGAGCAGTTGAGGGCGAGGCCTGGGGCAGTGAGGACACAGGTCCACTCGCTTGATGCGGTCAGGGCAATCAGGGGGAGGCAGGGATGGCCGAAGTGGTTCAATTGGCCGCACTGGAAGGGCGTATGATGTCAGTCCCTCTTCCACAATTCTGGTGGGAGGTCATAATCCAGGGCATAAACCTGTGTGTCAATGAAGTGCGATGAAAGGCGGGGGCCTCATTAATGGGTGGGGCCCCTTTGGCAGGAGGCAATCATGAAGATGCATGTGTTTCACCACCTTACGCCTGGCACAACTCCCCAGCCGGAGAAGCTTATTGCTATTAATGAGGATGAGGTACTGAGGATGGCAGAGTCGGATACGGGGACTGAGATCACCCAGAGTGACAAGGGACCCACTCTGGTGAAGGAGACTTTGGAGGAAGTCATGAAGGCCATGGGCCAACAGATGCCTGCTCCCACCAAAGCCAAGGCCGCTGCCGCCGACGATGAGAAGGGCGAGGAGCACAAGGATGCCAAGGCGGCTGCGTCGACTAAGGGACATGGGACTCGATGACCAAGCTGGCCGACTACAACAATGAGATTGTGAGGCCCTGGAGGGAGTTGGTGGGCAGGGCCGTGATTTTGCTCGGCGGGGTCAATCCGGGACAGACTCCTGACTGGGAGAAGTCCAGAATTGAGTGGATGAAGGATGTTGAGGCACTGGTTGGGAGGGGCTGATGAGCTTGCCTCCACGGCAGCGGGTGCGGGTGCAGCCCTTTCGCAAGAGGTCCTGGCGAATCAAGGGGTTGGACGAGTCCCCTGAGCAGGAGAAGAAGAGGAAGAGGAAGGTCATGAAGCTGATCCTGTTGCACTTATGTGAGACCGGAGCCCTGATTGCCATCAACCCTGAAGTCCTCCTGGAGATCGGGAATAAGTTGGGGGATGAGATTGAGCCACACGAAGATGCCAAGGTCAAGATTCTACAGTCCCAAGTCATCTCCGGTGCCACTCACGATGCTCACCTGTTCTTGGAGAAGCGTCCCTTCAAGGTTGGGCAAACCATTAAGTTCACTGGACTTACCAGAGTACATCAGCTAAATAATGTAGAGGTCAAGATCACTTCCACCATTTCCACCACAGCCAGTGGGTGGCAAGTTGTCCTGGGACCTGGACCTCTGGAACTCACCGCTCACAATCGGTCTACCACGTTGAGTGTGTTGGCTTTAGCTGCCGAGACGGGGGATGTGTTTGTGCCGGAGAGGGAGATCCTATGTGGGTTCCTGGCATGTTGCTGTTCCCCCACCTCTGGAGGGGAGGACTCAGGCAGTTCCTCCAAGGTGATTGAGACCAGGGAGTCCATGCAGGAGATCCTGGAACTCCTTGTAACTGCAGGAATTGCAACCATCCATGATCCTGAAGGTCACCTGTTTGTTCCACCCGAAACCGATAGACCTTGAGTCCCTGAGACTCACCCCACCTAAGTCCCCAGTACTCAGTCCCTTACTCTCTACCATGGTATAGGCCAATTCCTGGTTATTTTGCGTGAGGTCTTGCGCATCCGTATCGCGCCGAGGCCGAGCTGCGCGAGCCAGGGCTCGGACGCGAGTCTAGGGGAAGCCTAGAGGTAGCCTGCGTCTAAGTCCTTGCCCATCAATAAGTTACGCTGTGACCTTCGTCTCCGGTAGTAGCGTAGCCAACGTTGGTAGATTGCTTTCTGCGCGGGAGACATAGCACGCCACTCATCCGACGTTGGCCCCGTCTCGAGATACCACGTTTCCCGTATAGACGAACGCAGTTGTCTAGCCTTACGCCATCTCTCACTCTTGCTGTAGCTGCTA